TTCGTGTAGGTCGGCCTCGACGAGCGGCCACTCGTCGAGGAGTTGGGCCCACGTCACTTGTGGGCTGCGCCGCTGCTGCCCTTTCCTCCGCGCCGGTTGGCCGGGCGGGGCCTCGTACCACTCGAAGAGCCCCGAGACCGGGTCTTGTTCGCCGCACCCGATGTACTGCGGCGCTGCTCCCGGTTCGGGGCCAGTTGAGAAGGGTCGCCGCCGGTGTTCCAGTACGCCTCTGCGCGGTCCTTGCTCTGGATGATCCACACCATGGCGGTCACGGCGGCGTGCTTGAGCATCGGCCACTCGACCCCGTCGGCGACCATCTCGGCGTGCGCGGTGCCGAGGACGTCGGCGTACATGTCGCGCTCGGCCGCATCCGCGAGGACTTCGCGGTCGGCCTGTCCGCCGTCGGCGGCCGTAGCGGCGGCCTGCATGATGGCCTGCACCCGAAGACCGGTCGCCGCGGACGGCGCGGGAACCTTGTACGTCTTGCCCTTGATCGGTAGAGGCAGGCTGTCGTCGAGGAGGTTGCCGAGTTCCTGAAAGGCCATTACGAACCACTCCCCGCGAGCGGGTTGGTGATCGCGGTCTTCGCGCCCTTGCCGGTGAGCGTGACCCCGACCGAGTCGAGGTCGTCGGTTGCTCCGCCGTCCGGGTCCCACGTCACCAGGGCGCGGCCCTCGTACGCGTCGGCGCGGCCCTCGCGGTCGTACCACCGCACGTGGACGGTCGCGCCGCTGCCGAAGCTCTCGGCCGCGAGCCTCAGCTTTTCCTGAGCCGCGTTGAACGCCTTCGTGGTCGGGTGGTAGCGGTGCAGCATCGTCAGCTCGACGGACCACGCGAGTTGTGTGACGGTGCTGTCGGCCCAGCCGCCGTCTTCGTAGGTGGTGGAATCCTGCTGCGTCGGGTCGACCGCCGGGTCGAACTCCTGGATGCCGGGCACGATCACCCACGACGGGGTGCTCGTCGAACTCGTGTCGAGTTCGAAGCGGTAGCGGCGCGCGAGCGCGGTCTCGGTCTCGGCCGGCTGTACGGGGGTGGACAAGGGACAGTCCTCCTACTCAAGTCGGGGGTGCGGCCGGTGAGCGCGCAACGCGTAGTTGCTGGTGCGCTCGAACCTGCCGAGGCTGTCGGCGCCGAGCGGGGCGGCGGACTGGCGGGTGATCAGCACGACGCGGGCCGTGCCGAACAGGAACGGGCCGGAGTTGTGCAGCACCTCGAACACGGCGTCATCGAGGGCGGCCACCTCGCGCGGATCGGGCCCGGCGCGGGTACGGGCCTGCACTAACACGGTGGTGTCGGTGAGGTTCTGCGAGGTGGCCGTGTCGTAGGCGGTGAGCACGACGGCGCGGTCCGGGGCGGCAGGCATCACGGTGTCCGTGATCGCTGTCTCTCCTGCCCCGTACACGCCGTCGGGCCGGTAGGCGGCCACCTCGGCGGCGTCGAGCAGGCGGGCGAGGCCGTCGACGACGTCGACGAGGAAGCTCACCGCAGCGACCGCCGGACCTGCGCGGCGATGATCTCCGTAATCGTGCCGTTCTCCTCGTGCAACGGCCCTTCCAGATACTTCGCCGTGCGGCCGTGGTCGTGGCGGTAGGTCAGTTCCTCGTGCTGGCGCACGGCGTACGGAGCGTCGTAGGACACGGCGGCCGTGACGGACTGCTCGTCGACGGAGACGACGCCGGAGCGCTCCAACGTGCCTTCCTCGATCGGCACACGCTGTCGGGAGACTTCCAACAGGTGCTCCGCGCCCAACCGCACCCCGCGCACGGCGCCTTGACGCATCGCCGCAAGGGCGGTGTTCCCGTTCCATCTGATCCGGGCGCGCTGGGTCACTCGCACATCACCTCCGTCGACTGCGGCACGGGCAGACCGGGCGCGGTGTGGTGGGCGACGCTGATCACGGTGGTGGTGCGGCCGGTGGGCAGCGTGACCCGCGATCCGGTCGGGCAGTCGAGGCCGGGGCCGGCGTAGATCTGCGCGGTCGAGACGACCTCGGCGCCGGTCGCGTTGCGTACGCGCTTGATCGCCTCGGCGACCAGGGCGGGCACGTCCTCGGCGGGCGGCCCGTACTTCGGCCCGTACGCGCCGCTGCCGAGATACGGCTCGATGGTGATCCGGTGGACGAGCAGCCATGCGGGGACGTTCACCAGATCACCCCCGGCAGCAGTCCGGCGCGCGTGAGGGCGCGGTGTGCGCGGGGCGCGAGGTCGACGTCGCCCGCCGCGGCTGGGACCTCCTTACGGCCGGACAGGGAGACGGGGCCGATAGAGACGCTGTCCCACCGGCCGGCCGCGCCCGTGCCGTCGTCGCCGGTCGCGGCCCAATACTCGATCTGATCGCGCACGGCCTCGGCGAGGGCGGTCACGACCTTCGGATCGGTCGGCATGCCCGCGCTGTCGGTGCGGTAGACGGCCGTCAACAGGGCATCGTCGATGTCCTCGGACGCCCGCGCGAGCAGCCGGTCGGCGTCCGCCGGGGGCTGGCCGGTCCACACCTGCTCGGGGGTGGCGTAGACACGGCCCACCGGTCACCCCTTGGAACGGGGACGGCCCGCGGGCTTGGTCGCCTGCGGGCCGTCGGGGCTGGTCGTACCGGAACCGTCCGGCGGGTCGCCGTCGACCGGCTCCTCGTCGACCGGCGTCACGGTGTAGCCGTGGCGCCGGAAGTACGCGACGGCGCCCTCGCTGTCGGTGGTGGCCTCGCCGTCGACGAACCACACCCCCGCAACGCATCCGTTGAACTCCGCTACGGGAGTGCTCACCTTGTGCATGGGTCACCTGACCTTGATGTTGCGGAACACGGACGCGGACTTGGTCGCCTTGAGGACGACACCGACCGGCCCCATCTCGACCTCGCCGGTCTTCACCGCGCCGGCGCTGGAGAAGTCGGGAAGCCACGTGTTCACGATCTGGCCGCCCACGGTGGCCACCGCGTGGAACCCGTCGAGGCCGATCCGCACCGCGTAGAGGTCGGTGAGGCCGGTCGCGGCGGTGCCGCCCACGGTGCGGTTCTCGATGGGGATGATCGGCGCGGAGGTGCCGGGCTTCTCCCCGGGGTCGACGAAGGTGATCCCGCCGTAGCTCTCCCGGACGATCGGGCGGCCGGTGGCGCCGATCAGGCCGTCGACCGGGTCACGGGTGTACTGCCCGGCGCGGCGGGCGAGGGCACGCACACGCGCAAGGGCGGTGCTGTTGCCGATCACCAGCGACGGGGCGCCGTCGAGCTGAGAGAGCCACTCGTCGAGGACGTCGAGGGCCTTCTGTTCGGCGCGCGGGTCGGTGTCGAAGTCGGTCCAGTCGGTCACCTGCGCGAGGCGGAACTCGGTCGAGCTGCCGGACAGGGCCTTGTCGAGGCCGTCGAAGGAATCCTCGTCCTCCGCACTGTCGCCGTTGATCACGGCGTCCTGGAACTTGGTCCGGGTCGCCTTGATCTTCTGCTGCATGTTGAGCGTGACGGCGTTGGACGCTGCCGGACCGAGACGGGAGATGACCCGGTCGACCTGGAAGCTACCGCCGAGAACGGCGAGGTCGACGCTGAACCGCTGCGTCTTGACCTCGCTCGGCGCGTACTCGGTGTTGATCTTTCGGAAGTCCGCTGTGGGCTGGGTGATCAGCCGGCGGTACGAGTAGCTGAGGGTGTCGCCCCCGCCGGCGGGGTTGACGACGTCGTTGAAGACGAGCGAGTCGAGCAGAACGGATTCCTTGCGGAACTCGTCGATGACCTGAACGTCGACGTCGTCGGTCGCGTTCTGCTTGGCCTCGTCGAGGGTCACGGGCATGGGCGTTGCTCCTGTCTTGGGTCAGCCGCCGAACTTGGCGGCGATGGCGTCGGCGAGGGTATTCGCCATGGGAGTCTCCTTATGTGGATGGAGACGCGAGGGATGAGCAGGCAGCAGAGGCAGCAGCGAACTCCAAGGCGAAGGGGGGCACCGACGAAACTGCCGTGCCGCGTCGGCCAGTTGTCGACCTAAGCAGCTATTCCCACACTCAGCGCCCCGCCGAGCGGCGGGAAATG